GTGGATAGTCCCTCTCTATTGAGAATTGTTCCCATTAAGCTGCGACACGCCGGGGCTGGTTGACATGTGCGGTGTTGTGTGCTACGTGAATGTGTGCGTGAAAGAATTGTCGTGTTTCGGCGTGTCGTGTTTGTGTACGTGCTATATTGTAGGTATCAACAAAAAACAGCATAAAAAAGGAGCAGAAAACATGCGTAAGGTTGTTGACTGGAACGGGCGTGAAGTTGATTTTGATGCGGCGGTTGCTCTTATGGATGATGATATTCGTGAAGAGCTGCATGAAGAACTTAGTCCGTGTTCTGATCAGCGTTTCTTCAATGCGTATCTTGAGCAGCATTATGCTGACTTTGGTGAAGAATTTACGATCTGAAATAAAAATATATAGCCGTCCGGCAATATTGCCGGGCGGCTATCTGAAAGGAAAAATAAAATGAGTTTCATGAATTTTAAAGCATTATTTAATTCATTCGATTTTAACGTTGATAGTATTTATGATGTGTTCGTGTATTTTGTTGATATTGCGTCTGATTGCTTACTCGAAACTCGGTTTGTCGATTGCATTGACGCGTACGGGTTTAGGGATATGCTTGATGATGGCGTGTTTTACGTTCCGGGTGCAATATGCTTAGGCTATCGGATTAATCGGTGATTGTGAAAAAAGGTGGATTGAGCATGTTTTGTAAGTGGAACACTTGTGATTTTATACGGGGGTATAGGGTACGTGGTGATCAGCGTGTTAAGCCTGTTGTTATGAGTACGAAGCGGTTTGAATGTGATTCGAGCGTGTCTGATTATGTGTTTGCGCATTGTCGTGATATTGTTGATTTGATGCGGCGGGGGTTGTGGGTGGGTGATGTGTGATGATGGCCTATTAGCTCAGTGGTTAGAGCGGCATCCTTATAAGATGTGCGTGCCGGGTTCGAATCCCGGATAGGCTACATGTATATCGCTAGTGATATATGTTAGGTTATGACGTATTGTCTGATATGTCATGACCTTTTTTTGTTTGGAGTGTATATGAATATTAGTGACGTTGTGGCCATGATCGGTAGTGTTGGTTTTCCGGTTGTGGCGTGTTGCGCAATGGCGTGGTTTATCGCCACGACGTTTAGAAATTTTAACGATCTTGTGACGAAAAATAATGTGTTGACGGAGGAGCTTATAAGCTTGTTGAGGAAGGAGAACGTTGATGAAGATACGTCGCATGGTGCGTAGTGCAATTGCGTGTTTTTGTGTATCATTGTTGGTGTTTGCGCCGTCCGCGAACGCGGATATGCGTGGTGTTGACGTGAGCAACTGGCAGTGCAATATAGACACGGGCAAGCTTAACGCGGATTTTGTCGTGGCCGGGGTCACGTGGGGTGTCGGCGGGTTTAACAATACGTGTTTGCGCAATGGTGTCAGTCAGGTTGCTGATTATCAGCTTGTGCGTGCGACGGCCACCGGCAAGAGTATAGGCGTGTATCATTATGCAATGGGTAATGATGCGCGTCGTGAGGCTGATTATTTTGTCGATCATGTGACGAAGTATGTTGGCCGGGCGGTGCTCGTGCTGGACTGGGAACGTGATGACAACCCCCAGTTTGGTAATGGCGCGTGGGTTGATCGTTGGGTGAAACGTGTGTACGAGCGTACGCGCGTGTGGCCGATCGTGTATATACCGGCGAGTGGTTTGTGGCAGCTTAGCGCGTATGTACGTCGTCATTGCGGGGTATGGGTCGCACAATACGCATCCAATGCCGTTACTGGTTGGCAGTCGCGCCCGTGGCGTTATGGCGTGTATGGTGAGGCCATGCGCCAGTATACGGGCAACGGGCGTGTTGCCGGTTATGCCGGTGCGATCGATCTTGATTATTTCCGGGGTGCCCGGTGGCAGTGGGACGCTTACGCGGTTGGTGAACGTAAACGCCCGCACAAGCGACCGAACAAGCATAACGTATCTACCACGCGCACTCATACCGTTAGGGCTGGTGAGTGCTTGTGGTCTATTTTTGGGTCTGGGTGGCCTCGTGTCGCTAAGATTAATAAGATTAGTCGTCCGTACTTGATCTATCCGGGTCAGGTTTTGCGTTATTGATATATTAATATATTAAAAAGTCGGCGTGTCGCGTTTGCGTGCGCCGATTTTTTTGTGTAATATTTTTTATGTCAACGTAAAACGTTGATAAATCAAGAAAAAGGAAATATAATGAGGAATATCAAAAAGACTCGTGCGACCAGTACGGTCACGTATATTGATCGCGACGGTAATCAGCAATCTATTATTATTGATGGTAATATTCGCACTGCTGAGCAAGCCGTGAAAGCGTTGATGAAGGTCGGTTTGTATAATGTATTGGTGGATGACATCAAGGTGGCTAAAACGGTTTACGAAATGCCCGCCGAGATGTTTTTCCAGCATGCGACATCAATCAACGACAGCGACAACGATAACGAGTAACAAAAGGATACAATCATGACACAGGAAATTGAACAGATTAACAACACCACGAACGAGGCAATGGAAGCCGTTGTTGACAACCATCGATACATTTGCACGATGGACGTTAGCACGTTCGACGGGAAACGAGCCATCATCAACGCGCGAAACACCGCGACGTCGCTTGCATCGTTGGGCGCTGAACCGTTGACCGTCACGGGCGCGTACGTCACGCCGGGCGTCCGATCCCAGACGGGGCAGAAATGCGCCAACGTCTATCTGTTCGCAAAGGACGGCAAGACGTATTTCAGTCAGTCGGAGGGCATTTATCGAAGCGTCTTGGACATTTTCGACATGTTCCCCGACTTCAACGCGCCCGACGGGCTTACCGTTGTCGTCAAGCAAACCGCGCTCGGCGGCGGGCGATCGCTCAAGTCCCTCGAAATCAAGTGAAATACGAAAAAACAGAACGTTGAAACTGTATGAGGGTGCCATAACCGGTCATGGCACCCTCATTTTTATCGTAGGTGGTATGTATGCCCAGAGCCCGCAAGCAAGCCGACATCCTGACGGCGAAACGCAAACGTGTACGACGTGCGATAAACACGATACGCAAGAGCATCACACCGCAAATGCCGGAAAGTGAACGGCACGCGCGAATGATGTACGTGCAACGGCTTGAAACAGGCCTGAAACAGACATACGTCGGACGTGTCCAGAACAAACAAATACGGGCCGAAGCATACGCGCGGGCGATGGAGAACGCCGACAAGCTGGCTCGGCAAGCTGAAACCGTGAAGGGTGGTGGCGGAAAACGCGGTGAACGACGACGCTCGTTTAACATTTTTCGACAGGAAATGCGCATGGCATCCAAGGGGCTGCCCTCGGCGCTAGGCGATCTTGGTCGCGAAAAAGTCAAAATCTTTTGGCGGTACACACAAAATATATGGCAACGCCCGGACGTACCGCCCGAGAAACGTTTGGAGGTCATCATGCGTGCTTATGATGCCGACTCATTGAGTGAGTTGTTTGATGCTATCATGCAACGCAACGAGCAAGCCTTGCAATATGCCAAACGCATGCAATTACACGTCGGGGAACTGGAAGACGCTATGGACGTTGACGGGGGTAGTCCGATATGGTTGGTGGCGGTGTCGCCGGACGTGGTACGGTGATGGGGAGTCGCAAGCCGTTTAGGGTCGCCGCCGTTTACGATACGGAGACGACTAATATACAAGCCGGTGCCGAAACAAGGGCATACCCGATATTGTATATCTTTAACGATCTGCGAAATACATCGTTGGAGTCTTACGACCCTACTTCGGATGATGTACGGTTTTATCGGCACGTTGATGAGGCGCTTGCATATATCGACGATCTTATAGCGTATGGTGGCGAACACGATTATGTACCGGTAATTGCGGCATATAATCTGATGTTTGACATGCAAACACTCATGCTGGCATTGACGAGATCGTACACGATCAACGTAAACGCGCAGACCGCGACAAGCGTATACACGCTCGATCTATACGTTGATGATAACGTGGTGTGTCGCTTTTGGGATACGTTTTATCTGGAAATGGGCGGGTTGCGTGCAATGGGCGAGACATGTGGCCTTCCCAAGGCCGTAGGCGACTGGGATTATACACTTGTACGCACGCCCGAAACGCCGTTGACCGAAGATGAATTGTTTTACGCCCGCCGTGACGTACAGGTGATACCGCAATATCTGCAATGGCTGTTGCATGCTAATCACTGGTTGACCTCCGATATGCTCGGAAGTCGCGTGCTGACCAAGACATCTCTTGTACGGCAGATGGCACGTCGTGAAATCGGCGGGCGGCGCGTCACGTTGCAAGGTGGTAAGAAAATTACGTTGCAACGTGCGTTCGAGACGACTTGCAATCAAGAGTTTCCACGAGATTATGAGTCGTACGCATTGCGCAAGGCGTGTTTTCGCGGTGGCTTGACGTTTACGAGTGCGCAGACGGCAAATGTTGTCGTGAATAACGTCGCGTCCTTGGATGTCACGTCAATGCATCACGCTTTCATCAACGGGCGACGCTTGCCGGTGAAATTTGCGTCAGCACCCGCGGATATTTTGCAAATCGCATGCGAACGCATTGTTAACACGTCGTTTGAAGATGTGTTGTCGAATTATGATGACCCGTTTCGTACGGGTTTGCATGTGGCGGTACGATTTACGAATCTCAGATTACGCGAAGGCACATGTTTCGACACGTGGGGGATTGCAATATGCCCACGATCCAAGTTTGTGAAAACGCTGCGGGCGGACACCGATTACAGCAACAACGAACGGGCGAAAACACAGGAAAACAGCGTTAGGGCGCATGGTTACGTCGACAGCGCCGTTAATCCAACGTACGCCTTCGGCAAATTGTATCGGGCGGACGAATGCATATTGCACGTCAACGAGGTTGAACTGTGGAACATATCGCAAGTGTACGAGTTTGACGGAATGCATGCCCTGTACGGCGAGGCCGCCACCAAGTCTATTGTGCCGCCCGATTACGTGACTCTGCAATCCAACATGTTGTTCGCACGTAAAACAGACGTGAAAAACCTTATCAAGGGATACACCGAGGGCGTGCCGTACGAGGCGGATATTCCCGAATCCATACCGGAGGGTATCGCGCATGACGCGAAAACCGGCGAACTGAGTATGAAATTTTTGCAATCCTATTACGGGTCGACCGTCAAGGGGCAATTTAACGGCATATACGGCACACAGGCGCAAGACGTGCTGAAAGCGGATTACCACGTGGTGGAAACCGGCGAGCTTGAAGTCGATAAAAGCACGGTGTGCACTCCCGAGAATTTCGCTGAAAAACGCCCGAAAACGCCACGCGTACTATACACGTACGGCATGCGAATCGTAGCCGGAAGCAGAATGCACCTATTGATGGCCATGATGCTGATATATCGGCATTTTGGCGATCGGGTCACGGTCACGGGCGGCGACACGGACAGTCTTAAGATACGTTGCGATGGCGACGTGAGCGATGCCGATCTGCTGGAGTGTCTGCAACCGTTGCATCATGCCATCGAAACCGCGATCGATAAGACCATGCGTCGCGTGCGTGTCACCGCGCCGGATATGGCGAGCACGTTGGAACATGTCGGTAAGTTCGAGGTAGAGGACTGCGGGGGGTCATCGCGTTATGCCGAACACGTGGAATTGTGGAATAAGGCGCGTGTCAGCGTCGATGTCGGGGGACGCGTACATGTGACGTGCGCGGGGTTGCCACGCCCCGCCGACGTGTATACCATCGAGGATTTTTTGCGTGACCTGGTGACCAACGGCCACAGTTTCGGGGATGTCGTCGGTTTGGCGCTTGGTTATGATGTGCTTGTGGATTACGAGATATGTCATACCTTGCAACGCAATAGGCCGCATGCGTGCGATCGTTATATAGGTGATGTCACGGACTATCGCGGCGAGACGGCGCATGTGGATACACCGGAGGCCATCGGGCTGTACCCGTCCGGGCGATGGCTGGGTGAATCCGATAAACAGGCAAACGAAGAAAACATTACGTATCTGCAAACCACGTATAATAGACATGTGGAGACAACACCACGTGAACTTACATTAACGAACGGGAAACCAAGGATTGTGAGCATTGATGGCGAAATATTATTATGACAGGCTTAAAACCGTAATATTGCCACGAAACGCAGATGTAAACATGATTATCGGCGCACGAGGCTTGGGTAAAACCTACGGGATGAGAAAATACATGATAGAGGATTATTTGAAAAACGGGTATTGTTTTGCGGAAATCGCCCGTTTTCGTGAGGAAAACAACGATGCCGCTGCCGACTATTTCGACCGTATCATAAAAGATAATATTTTCCCCGATTATGAATTTCGCACAACAAATAAAACGGCTGAAATACGACGGAAAAAAACCGGCAAAAAAGAAAATTCGTGGCGGATATGCGGTTATTTTATACCCTTGACCATGCAACAGCGAAAAAAGAAAAACACATACGTGAATGTACGTAACATTTGCATGGATGAATTTATTATTGATAATGACGATAGATATCATACGTATTTGAAAAACGAGTTTGAGCAATTGGCGAAAATCGTGGATACCGTGACCCGTGAACGAGCCGATGATACCGAGCTACGCAAACCAAGAATATTCCTGCTGGGTAACGCTTGCGACGCGTTCAACCCGTATTTTCGGCGTTATGAAGTGCCCCTCAATCCCGAGTATGGTCTGCAATGGCTTGACGGCAAGACATGCTTGTTCGACTACGTGCGAGACGATGACTATGCCGAACAAAAGGCGAAGAACACCGTCGCGGGACGCATGTTGAAAAACAATGATGATATGACGGCGAAAAACAAGTTTCGGCAATTTGATACCGATTTTATCGAAAAACCGCATAAGCACGCGAAACTCACTTATGTGTTCCGGTGGTTTCGGCGGGAATATGGCGTATATGTTGATATGCGTTGTGGGTATGTTTTTGTTTCCACGAAATACGACGGCGGTACATATGTGCCATATTTTGCACTCACGCGAGATGATAACAGGCTGAACTACCTCACTGCGAATATGGCGAAGGAGTTGATTAAAAATCTTACATCGTATTACGCGCTCGGATATTTGAGATATGACATGGTGGAAACGCAACACGCCATGCTTGAAATGCTCAAGAATTTCGGTGTAAAATAAGTACGGTGTACGTGAGGTGCCATAATGGTGTCGCTAAAACGCATCGTCGATAACCACGGTTGACTCCGGCGACGGTGTGGCCGTGAGGGAAAAGCGCGCCGATTACCGTTATGAAACATGTCACAAGTATGCTATTCTTAAGTCGTGCCGGTTCGGTATTCGTTCGCCGGTACGACTTTTTCATATATATGAAAGGAAAAAATAATGGATGACGAAACCACCGAGGAAAGGGACACCGCCGACCGTGATGATCTCACCCCCGATGAAGCGCACCGAGCGGGCGAGTTCGACGACCTCCGCGACATGCTCGCGCGTGTACTGGACAAGCTCGACGAGATGAATGAGCGCATAGACGGTATCTATGATAAGTTCGCAGATTCCGTGGCGCAGATGGTCGAAAACGGGGCGACCGTCAAGGAAACGGACGACGACGCGGCGGAGGCCATCGCGCAAGCTGCGGCGAATGATCTTGAAAACCTTGATTACACTCTGGATTAGGAGATATATAATGGCTGTAGATAACGCAACGATATTGGATAAGGTGCGTCTTAAAGGCACCGACGACTATCAGCAGCGCGTGCCCAGCGCGACACAAACCGGTGTGGCGAACACCGCTCGGTATTTGTTCGACCCGATGAATCGGCAGTATCTCAACGATTGTGTTTGGAGCATGATTAATCGCATTGGACTCACCGTGATGGCGCAGAACGCGCCCTTTGAGAATCCTTTTGCAACTTTCAAAAAAGAGAATCTATACTGGGGCAGCACCGTACAGGAAATAGCCGTCAAGTGGATTAAGGCACATGGATACAAGGACGACGCGGAAGAACTTTTGAAGATGCATCGTCCCGAAGCCGCCGTGTGGTTCTACGAAATGAACCGCCGTGACCAGTATCCCATTTCGTGGACTGACGACGAACTGCGCCAGGCGTTCGTGGACGATTACGGTCTGAATCGTTTCATAGCTCAGATCATGGAAACGCCGCGCAACAGTGACAACTACGACGAGATGAACATCATGCTTGCACTGATCCGACATTACGAGCGGAATCTCGGCTTCTACAAGGTCCATCTCGATGCGGCACCGACCGATGAAGCGTCAGCCAAGACGTTGCTTAAGTCGTTGCGTGCGACTGCTGGACGTATGCGTTTCCCAAGCACACAGTATAATGCTCTTAATGTCAACGATATTCCGGCGTATGCCAACCCTCAACAGATGGTGCTGCTTATCGAGCCGGAATATCTCGCATCGCTTGATGTTGACGGCTTGTCGGCGGTGTTCCAGTTGGATAAGGCCGACGTGCCGTATCGTATTATTCAGGTGCCGAGCCTTGGCATTCCGGGCGCGGTGGCATTGCTTGTGTCTACTGATTGGTATCAGGTGCGCGACACTCTGTACGGCACCACGCAGTTCTACAATCCGCAGACACTTTCCAACACAATGTACCTCAATCACTGGGGCATTTATGGCGTATCGCCGTTTACGCCGTGTGCCTTGTTCACCACCGATGCGGGCACTTCCATCAAGGTTGCGACTCAGACCGTGACCGGGTTCACGCTGACCCCGGAGACGGGTGATGTCAAGGCGGGCGACGTGCTCCAGCTCACCCCGAAGCTCACTGCGACGGTGGAACCGACCGGCACCGCCATCGATGTCGCGCCGAACTCCGCCACGTATGAGGTATCTGCAACCCACGCGGCGGGCACTGAGGGTGCTGCATCGGCGTTCGCGCTCGATGTCAACACGTTTGTCGACGATCAGGCTCGTTTGCACGTGCAGCGCGACGGGCTGACGGTGGGCGACATTATCACGGTGACGGGTACGGCGACATACGTCAATCCGACCGGCGAGACGACGACGCACACGGCGACTTGCACGTTTACCGTAAGATAGTGTGTAGCGTCGTAACATGCTAGTATCGGGGTACCGGGTAACACCGGCACCCCGATTTTATTTTGCGAAAAAAAGAGGTGTATATGAAATTTCCGCATTTGGATAATGCCACATCGTTTCCGGGCGCTGACGTGCACGTGTATGAGCAGTACGTCAACACATACGATTATAATATGTGGACACCGAAAACCAAGATAAAACTATGTCATGTGAAATGGCGTAACGACGGCCACGATGCCGTTAAGTTCCGCGACGACGCCGCTCGTGACGCGTGGTTCGAGGGACTGGACGGCGAGACCGTGCATCTTGACACCAGCATGTATATCGCCCGCGCCGACACGGACGGTATCAAAATACCAGTACCGTACATGACGGCTCAACGCTATAACTATATCGTGGTGGATTTTACGCCGGATATACTGCAATCACCGCTACAGCAATCGGACTGCCAGACAAGATACCACTATTACATCACGGATATCACGGCAGAGGCACCCAATACGACCACCGTCGTACTGCAACGTGACATGTGGACGGACTACATCAATACGACGACGATAAACGGCCTGTTGCTGGCTCGGGGACACGCGCCGTTGGTCGGGATGACACCCGCAAAGCTATTGGACAACCCGCGCGAAAACAGTGTCGACATGCTTGCGCCGGATGTCAATTACGGTGCTGCGAACAATCGTATCACCAATACCAAGAGCACCGTTTTGACCGGCGGCGATAAATATATATGTTTCGCGTGCGCGTTCGGCACGATCAGGTTGGAGGAGATGGCACGCACGCGCGGTGCCGACATAACCGCCACCGAACCCGTCTACGGAGCGGACGACGGTGTCGTGTCATCATGGACGTGGGGCACCGCTGGCATAGACGTGAGCGGGTGCCGTACGCTCGGCACGTCCTATGCGTCACAGCGCGGACGCACCCCGAACAACTGGACCGTGTTCGCGCTACGTGCAAGCGACGTGACCGGCGACTACATTAACGATCTGTTCGCTTACTACCCGCACATCGCTTCGGGCATAGGCGCGTGCTTCGTGGCGTCCGCGGACATGTGCACGCGTGGTACCAGTGCGCCCGTCATGGTCAACGGTGTCGCATGGATGACCGTCATAGACACGGAGCGCACATTAAGCGACATCACGCTGACCCCGGAGGATTTCGGCATGCCGCCCGAAGTCGCCGACGTGGCCAAACTGTACATATCGCCATATAGCGTGTTGGAGATCACGGACACGTGGGGTAAGGCAACCACGATCAATATCGAGGATTGCGGGCGGCTCAGCGTGCGAACGTTGGTGTCCGTTGCGTATCCGCTCGTGCGACAGGTCGCGTATCTTGACGGGTACGGGGCGGGCGGCACCACGTCGCTTGACGTGACCAATCTGACCGGCGACGACATAATCGGGCATGTCCCAAACGGTGACGCGCTAGCGACGCTCATATCGTATGACATCCCCACATATGCGTTGCAACGTCGTAATATTGACGCATACCGCGCCGCCAACTACAACCGCACGATTGCGCAAGGCCGCAAAAACGCGATAACCGTGTACGAAAACGCCGCGCAAGCGGCCAACACCGCTCGTGATAACGCCAATATCAGCGCGGCCACGGCACGGGACAACACCGCACGCACGAACGCCGCGCAGACGGCCAACACCGCACGCGGAGTCTTGCGCGATCAGAAGATATCCGATGAGACCGTTGGCACGCGTAATGACATACTCGATGCCGCGACAAAGCGCCTCGACGCTGACACCGCAACCGCGAACAGCAAAATAAGAACCGATCGTGACTGGGATGTAACACTCATGAATGAGACATATGTCACGGATACGCAAACGAACGCCATTTCATCCGTCACAAGCATGATAGGGTCGGTTGGCGGCGCGGCGCTGTCCGTTGCAAGCGGCGGTGCCGCCATCGGTCTAGCGACCAGCATCAGCGGAGCAGCGTTGCAAGGCTACAATACAGGTATCGCCATTACAAACAGCGAAAAACTCAATAAGGCGGCCAATGACGCTGCATATGCAAAGGCGGACAAAGCCACGTCGGCCAATACGGCCCAGACGGCGCACGCCAAGACACAGGCGACGGAAACGACGATACGCACCAACACGCAAACCGTGAAAACCATGCAACTCGCAACGGCGGCGGCCACCGATATGACCGCCAACACCGTCAACGCGTCCAACGGCAACGCCACGGCCTCATACAGCACCGCCACCGGCAACGCGGCACGCACGCGCAATCAGACCATAGCAAACGCGAAACGTACCATGCTCAACACGCGCGACAATGCGACGAACACGTATCGTGACATGTACAATCAGCCACCGGCACCCGTTGGCGCGTACACGGGTGACCCGTGGGCGGACGAAATGGCGCAACGGGCGTATGTCGTCAAGGTTCGCACGCAATCCAAAAGCGCACTAATGCAAGCTGGCATGTATATGTTGCGATACGGCATAGCAAGCAACAGACTCTATAACAGACCAAAGCTCACGGCGTGCAGACATTATACGTATTGGAGGGCTGATGATGTGTGGCTCACCAACGACATCGCACCCAACGACGCACTGGACGCGATACGCGACCGCTTCGCGTCAGGTGTTACAATCTGGAGTGACCCAACCGAAATAGGCGGCGATTATCTCGCCGCGAACATCAACTAGCGAAAAAAGGTGTTATATGGGACGTAAACGCACGCATAAGTGTCCGCCGACCCGCGCGGCCCTCGGTGAAAAAGGGCTGCCGGTGTGGCAGCAGTCGCAGCAACTCAACACACAGGCGTATTATATGGCTTATTCGCAGATGCTTAATATCGCACTGTCACGTTTCAAGTGGCTTAATCTGCCCAAAACGTGCAATGCATGGTTTCTGGAGTATAATCTGCTGTACTACGGATATGCCACTATCGCGTACCCGCATAGCAAGCCCGGTGTGTTCTTTTCCACGCAAGCCGTTGTCAATTCAGACTATAACGTGTATTATCGACCGAAGAAATGGACATCCTACGGGATAAACGGGTGGCACTTCGACGTAAACAACTCCAACGGTGTCTTTATCTATAGCAACAAGGCACGTACGCCATTGGTGCCGACGCTTGAGTTTTTCGCGCATGAGATCGAAGATCTGTACATGACCCGTCGACAAAACCGCTTCCACCAGAAAACCCCGTTCATTCTGGAGGTGCCCGCCGGCCAGCAAACGGCGGGTGTCAACGTCATCAAGCAGATTTCGGGCGGTGAAATGGCAATTATGGCAACGCCCGGCTTCACCGACAGCATGAAGGCGCAAGTACTCAAGACTAACGTTGAATACATCGGCATGGAAATACAGACCGACATACAAAACACGTGGAACGCCTTTTATCAGTCGCTCGGCGTCAAGAACCTACCCATGAAGATGGAACGGCAGACGGCGGATGAGATAAACGATTACGGCGAACCCACCGATCTCCGGGCGCTGTCCGAGCTTGAGGAACGCCGCGCCGCGTGCGACATGCTCAACACGCGTTTCGCGCGATATCTGGACGCACCCATCGAGGTGGTTTGGAATCAGGACAACATAAGCCAAAACTATAATTACATGACCAACCTCGAAGCACTGGAGGACAACGACAATGGAGCCATCTGACATGATACCGCCGTTTGTTCCGGGCGAAACCGTGCCCGATTATCATGCCGTGACAACGATAACATTGGGGGAATTGCTCGTACCCGGTGGCATTGACTGGACAACGCCGCAATGGTCATGGCGTGATGACGCATACGACGACGCGCAATACACGCGATGCTGTAAAAAAATTGAGAACCGATATTATGATCGTGAGCTAGGCGTAATGCCGCCGGGCAGATGGCGGCGGCACCTGTTGCGCCTCATCGCCGAAATAATGCCCGTACTCAAACCGCTCTACGAGCTCGCGAACGGCAACCCCGGAATATTTATGACAGATGCCGACACGTGGCACAAGACGCGCACCGTATTTTCGGATTTCCCCGCGACCCAGCTCGCGACCGGTCAGGATTACGCAAGCAATGCCACAGACATGGAGTATGAGACCGTGACCAACGGCAACTACATGGATAAGGTCAAGGCGATACGCCAAGGCGATTACGTGGATATCGACGTGCTACTATTGGAGCACCTGAACACATGTTTCAGCCCACTCTGGACCGTCAACATAAACAACTATTAGGAGGCAAAACACACATGTTCCCACTACCCTTGTACAGCATGTGGCCGTACACGCCCGTAATACCAGCATTTTACTGGGATGCAAAAAGCACAGAGGAAATCATAAAACATCTGGCATGCGAATACGATCACATCACGGCATATTTCGACGAACTCACCGCCGCTATCAACACCATGAGCGCGGACATAAAAACGTTTGAAAACCGCGTAAACGAACGTGTCAGCGCGATGGAAAAAACATTGGCGGCATTGCTGGACAATCTTGAGCATGTTGGCGATAAAATGGTGATCTACGACCCTACACAAGGCACCTACGTGGACAGCAAGATAGCCATGCGCAACATGTATCGTGGACTCGCAGTGTTCGGGGCACGCGTCAATCAGGTCGCCACCAAAACCGTGGACGACATGGCAAAACACCGAACCGACGAAACCGCCGCAGTCGGCAACCTCACCATATTCAACGACCCGATCCCGCGCGTGACCGACCCGCAAACCGGCAACCCCTACCCGCCCATACAGTAAAGGAGAATCAACATGACCGCCACACCATTCAACAATCTGCCACTATACGACACCGGGTCAGTCGCCGACCTACGCGACGCATACAACCGCAGTATGCAACTCATAGACAAAAAACTGCACCAACTCGACATACAAATACAAATACACCACACAACCGGCACCCGCAAGGAGGCATGACATGGCCAGCACAACCGATAATTTCAATCTCGACCTATACGACACCGGCGACCCCGCCGCGTTGACCGACCAATACAACAGCGCAATGCGTACGATCGATACAACACTGCTGACAATCAACGGCAACGCCGCCACCGCACTCAACACCGCCAAACAAGCGATAGCGGAAACACAAACCATAAACAACAATCTCACAGCACTGGGCGTAACCGACAGCAACACCGCAAGCGCCCTGAAAAACAAAATAGACACCACCGCAAGCGAGCTCGCCGTTACAACCGAAAAAGCGAATACCGCACTTAACCGCTTCAACGCTATCGAGTGGGATACCGATACAACAGCGCAAAACTGGACAAACAACGTCGACAATAATATCAACAACACCAATCAAACACTAACCGCACTTAACGCAAGTAACCCGACGGACGCAAAAAAACTACTGCACAACATCTATGACGCAAGCACCGGCGATATATCCACAGTCACAGGCATGACCATACAAGCACGGTTCATCACACATGATTACGGTGCGCAGTCAACCCTTAAACATGGTGACATCGTGTATTTCGGCTGCAATAACATCACCACAACCGGCGGGCAACCAAAAATCGTAATCGTTGATATGGCCAACAACACGATAACCACCAACAAAACAATCAACGCCGGTCACTTCAACGATATGGCATACATCGACGCAGCAACCCCCAGCACGCCTATATGGGTCGCACCCATCACATTAGACGGGACAAACGACTATAACGGCATACTGGCGTACGATAACAATTTCAACAACAGCGTTAACATACCCATACCGCTACACGGCATAGCCGGTATCACCAAAGACCCGATCACCAACAAAGTATATTGCATATGCCGCGGCGATCCGAACATATACGAAATAAACATGACCGACTACAGCACCACTATCATAGGTACCCGCCCAATGGGTACGGACTTCATGGGACAGGGCATCAGCGCATACAACAACAAAATCTTCGGCTACACAACACGTATGTTCGCGTACCTCTACGACATACGTACCAAAACAGTGCAATGGTACAATTGTATGGCCACCGATCTACTCATGTCGAGACGCATCGGCGAATACGAGGCCGGCGAATTCGACAACGAAGGCAATCTATGGGCATGCGCCCGCTCGATCTGCAATGACGACGCGACATCATATCTCAATTGGGGCGGTTGGATATCGTTCCCAAGTAACGCAACCCCTCACACAATAGGCGGACACACCGCAAAAATCGCACAAACAATAGAAATAACCGGCGACTCGCTTAAACCAAAATTCACAACAATAAACCAGATATGCAGTGTCTTCGAAGTCGCTACAATGATAACCAAACCCAACACGATAAAAATATCCACAACACTAAACGATGCCGAACACGGACAATTGCGACTAACTGGATATTTAGTAATCGGAGGCGACTACACATGTTTCAAACTAATGCCAACCGGTTTCGGTGGCCTCCGAGTACCCAGCACAGGAAATATAACCATTACCAATAGCGGTACACAGATAGAATGCTCAGACCGATGTGCGTCATATACGTACATGGTCACGTCATCACTCGGACCAAACGACATAGTACAATACCGCAACGGCGGGTGCGTACTACACCTAATAGCATGCGGCAACGCACGCGGCATGCAAATATCCGAGACCGTAATCGAGCCCGGTACCAATAAAATATATTTCGGCCCCACTAAAGTACTCTGATAATATAGCCGCCCGGCAATATTGCCGGACGGCTATATATTTTTATTTCAGATCGTAAATTCTTCACCAAAGTCAGCATAATGCTGCTCAAGATACGCATTGAAGAAACGCTGATCAGAACACGGACTAAGTTCTTCATGCAGCTCTTCACGAATATCATCATCCATAAGAGCAACCGCCGCATCAAAATCAACTTCACGCCCGTTCCAGTCAACAACCTTACGCATGTTTTCTGCTCCTTTTTTATGCTGTTTTTTGTTGATACCTACAATATAGCACGTACACAAACACGACACGCCGAAACACGACAATTCTTTCACGCACACATTCACGTAGCACACAACACCGCACATGTCAACCAGCCCCGGCGTGTCGCAGCTTAATGGGAACAATTCTCAATAGAGAGGGACTATCCAC